CAGGCAGGTTCACAAGTACATCATGAACGGCGCCCGCATCATTGAAGATTGCGGCATCATCGCCGGTAAAAATATCCCCATCGTGCCGGTCTACGGCAAGCGCTGGTACATCGACAATGTGGAACGCTGTATGGGCCATGTCAGGCTATGCAAGGATGCACAGCGCCTTAAAAACATGCAGATTTCAAAGCTGGGAGAACTTTCAGCAAGGCCATCCACAGAAAAACCGATCCTGACACCGGAACAAGTCGCCGGGCATGAGCTCATGTGGAGTGAAGACAATATCCGCGAGTGGCCCTATCTTCTGGTTAATCCTGTCACCGATATGAACGGGGCTACTCAGATCACCGGACCGGTAGCCTATACCCATGCACCTAATATACCGCCTGCCATGTCCGCGCTTCTCCAGATCACCGAACAGGATATGAGAGAACTTCTCGGCAATCAGCAGGCAGCAGAAGAACTCCAGTCAAATATATCTGCCAAAGCCGTTGAACTGATCCAGAACAAACTCGACATGCAGACGTTTATTTACATGTCGAATTTTTCCAAAGCGGTCAAACGCTCCGGCGAAATCTGGCTTTCCATGGCAAAAGAGGTTCTTGTCGAGCCCAGCCGCAAAATGAAAACAATGAACGTCCAAAAGGAAGTGGGCAGCGTAGAACTATATAAACCGGTCATCGACAAGGAGACCGGCAAGATGATCTATCAGAACGATATCAGCAAGGCCGATTTCGATCTGATGGTGTCAGTGGGGCCGTCCACGCAAAGTAAACGCGCCGCCACGGTCAGGGCGGTGACCGGTCTGATGCAAATGACCAAGGACCCGGAAATGCTGACCATTTTATCCATGCTGGCACTGATGAACATGGAAGGTGAAGGTTTAACCGAAGTTCGGCAGTACGCCCGCTGGAAACTGGTAAAAATGGGCGTGATTGAACCGGACGAAGAAGAACTGCAGCAGCTCGAACAGGAAGCCGCCATGCGCGCCCAGCAGCCGCCACCGGCGGAACAGCAGTACTTACAAGCCGCCGCTTCAGAAGCCGCCGCCAAAGCGCAGAAAGCCCAAGCCGATACCGTTTATACCGTTGCAAGGGCGGAAGAAACCAAAGCTAAAACAGCGGAAACGCTGGCAAATATAGATGTCAAGCAACGCAACCAGGCCGTGCAAACCGTGAAAGCAATATCCGATTTGCAACGGCAAGCAACACCTCAACCGCTTAGATAAGAAGGCGAGACTATGGAAATCACAGAAGAAACTCCTCTTGAAGAAGAGGAAACACAAGTCATTGAAGGTGAAGAAGAGGACGTCTCACCGGATGATGAAAACGAAGAAGAACCTTTATCGGAAGATGAAGAACTGCAGATTACCTTCGGTGATGAAAAGACGCCGGAAGAAAAAGAAGAAGAAGAACCGGCTCCGAAATGGGTCAAAGATCTGAGAAAGCGCCATACCCAACTCAAAAAAGAAAACCGGCAGCTTAGAGAAAAAATTCAACAGGCAGAACAACCTAAGCCGCAGGAAACGGGACTGCCGCCAGACCCTGGACCACTGCCGACGATCGAGTCATGCGATTATGATCAGGAGAAATTCAACACCCAGATCAACCAATGGCAGGAAAAAAAGACCAAGCGTGAACTGGCCATCGCTAAAGCCGATCAGGAACGCCAGCAGGCAAACGCCCAATGGCAGCAACGCCTTAACCGCTATCAGGAAATGAAAGCGGATTTAAAGGTGAGTGATTTTGATACGGCCGAAGAAGATGTGAAGGAAACTTTGAACGTCACCCAGCAGGGCCTCATTATCCATGGGGCTGATAATCCGGCGCTGGTGGTCTATGCACTGGGGCGCAACCCGAAAAAGGCAAAAGAACTTTCTCAGATACAGGACCCGATTAAATTCGCCTTTGCAGTGGCGAAGATTGAGGCTCAAATGAAAGTAACGAATAGAAAACCGTCCGCTAAACCTGAAAAAAGAATAACTTCAACGGGACCGACCAGCGGCACGGTGGATTCTCAATTAAAAAGACTCCGCGCAGAAGCCGAACGAACCGGCGATTACTCGAAAGTGAACGCTTATAAAAGAGAAAAGCGGCGAAGCGCTAAATAGGTGATAATATGGCTAATGCTTTTAGCAAAGAAGAACGGGTTGCATTTGAAGACATTCTGGCGGGTTTCGAAGACGCTCTTGTGCTATCTCGCAATGTTTCCAAATACTCCACCGATGGTACTATGATGGAGCGGTCCAGCGATACCATTTGGAGACCGCAACCTTATATTGCTCAGTCCTTTGCCGGGACCGATATGACCGCCAATTTCCAGGACAATACGCAGTTAAGCGTACCGGCAAGCTTATCATATTCCAAATCCGTGCCGTGGATTTTGACGGCTAAAGAACTCAGAGATCAATTGCAGGAAGGCCGTATCGGTCAAAGCGCCTATCAGAAATTGGCGTCCGATGTGAATGTCGCCATTATGAATATCGCCTACCTGCAAGGCACACTGGTTGTTCCCATTGCGGCGGCGGCTTCCGGCTTTGCCAATGTAGCGCTTTGCGAAGCCATCATGAACGAGCAGGGCGTTAATGCTTTCGATAGATATCTTGCCCTTTCCACCCGTGATTACAACGGTATGGCGGCGGATCTGGCCGGGCGCGACTGGACGCAAGGCAAAGTATTGACCGCCTATGAACAGGCCCGTATCGGCATGATCGCCAGTTTTGATACGTACAAACTGGACTATGCCAACCGGCTGGCCGCAGCAACTGCCACGAGTGTGGAGATCGACGGTGCCGGGCAGTACTACACACCGGCGGCTACCAGTACGGCCACCACCGGCGAAGTGTCCAATGTGGACAACCGCTATCAGACCATCACCGTAACCGCCACCGGCACCATTGCGGCCGGGGATTGCTTCACGATTGAAGACGTTTATGCCGTGCATCACATCACCAAACAATCCACCGGCCAGCTTAAAACTTTCCGCGTGATTACCGGAACGACCGGCGATGGTGATATCGTGATCAGCCCGCCTATTATTTCCGGCGGCGGCGGCACCGATGCCGAACTGCAATATCAGAACGTGGATTCCACGCCCGCCGATGATGCGGATATCACATTTCTTAACATTGACGCGGCCTATGCCAACCCGTTCTGGTACGTGGACGCCTTTGAAATTCTTCCGGGGCGCTATGCGGTTCCCACCGATGCCGGTACCGCAGTACTTCGCGGCACTACCGATAACGGAATGGAAGTAGTTTGGCAAAAGTTCTATGATATCAACACCATGAATATCAAATACCGCCTTGATATTTTCTTCGGGGTGGTATGCAAGCAACCGGAAATGGCAGGTATAATGCTGTTCAGCCAGATCCCGTAACCTTTAGCACGGGGAAACCGTTTCAAAAGGTTTCCCCTTTTGAAAACTGAATGGAAGTAGAAGAAAGCAATTGGCTGAATGATCAGATAGAATCGCTCATAATCCAAAGATACCCGAATTATGAGATAGTAACGTCATTGCAAAAATACTTCTATTTTACTTTTGGAAAGCGTATAAGCCGCGACGGATTATCCGCAAGGGTAAAACGTAAGCGCCGGGAATTGATACACAAGGTGTTATCATGCCGTTGAAAAAGGGTTATTCCAAAAAGAGTATTTCGACAAATATCCGTAATGAGATGAAGCGCGGCAAGCCTCAAAAACAGGCTGTCGCCATAGCGCTTGAAACCGCTAGACGTGCCAAGAAAAAGGCGAAGAAGAAGAAGAAAAAGAGGTAGGTTATGCCTGAAAAAATTATGCTGTTCCGGCATCCCGGCCAGTATAAATTCAATGGTGAGTGGTTTGACTTTGTCCTTATAAACAAGAAGGAATTGAAAGACTACAAGAATAAAGGCTGGTATCAAACTAAACTTGAGGCGAAAAGACATTCAACCCTGCCGCCGGAAGAAGTTAACCGTAAAATGAAGTACAGCGAATTGACCGGAGATCAGATCAAAGAGATCGAAACCGCCACCGGCACTTATAAGGAGCTAAGAGAACGGTTCAATGTCAGTCTTTATGCTATCCGTAAAATAAGGGGCGGCTTATGAGCTGGACCAAGCGGCAGATTATTTATCAGGCATTTGAATCCATCGGTATGGCCGAATATGCATTTGACCTTACGGCCGAAGAACTCCAAAGCGCACTGCGGCAACTAGAAGCGATGATGGCATTTTGGAACAGCCGCGGTATTCGCATCGGCTATGCCGGGCAAAGCACCCCCGACTTGGATACCGACAGTGGGCTTCCGGATAGTACCATAGAAGCGGCCTATGGCAATCTTGCTCTTAGAATAGCGCCTGGTTTCGGCAAAATGGTAACCAACGAATTGAAAGCATGGGCGCACAACGCTTATAAGAATCTGCTTTCCATGAGCGCTAAACCGCCCTTTGAAATTCAAATGCCCGCCGGTATGCCAAGGGGAGCCGGTAACAAGCCTTACAGGAGCGAAGACAATTTCACGCAAGGACCGGCAGAGAATATCGATGTCGGCACCGATAATATTTTAGAACTCGACTAGGAAATTCAGTCATGACGCAAATAAATAAATTGACCGGAATCGGAGACATTCAAAGCGGTGACCTTCTAGCCCTTTGGGATACTTCCGAAGGCGATCCGAGAAAAGGTTCGGTTTCGTTGCTTCTGGCATTCATGCAAGCCAATCTGACTCTGACCGATGCCGGTGCCGTTCCAAAATTTGAAATCCAATATGCCGCGCCTTCTGCTACCGGCTTTTCGGTTCAGGTGACTGATACGGATGATAACACCCATCTGATTTTAACCCCGGTGGCAGGCTATGCGGCCGGTACCCTGACCCTGCCGACATCAACCAACTGCGTAGATAAACAGGAACTTCTTTTCAATTGTACGCAGAATATAACGGCGTTGACCATTAGCGGCAACGGTGCCGTACTTTCCGGCATTGCTTCACCACTGGCGGTTACCGCCGGAGATTACTTCCGGTTAAAATACGATCTGCCCGGTAACACATGGTACCGGGTGGGATAAAGGAAAAAAAATGGCGACAAAAACGGTTTATCCATACGGAATGGTAGATATTACGGTGCCTGCCGGTCAATATCTGAAAGTGGCGACGTCCGGCGATGATTACTGCACCATCTTTTACGGCACGACTGCTGTAAAGTTTCCGCGGACCTATTACAAACAGCAGGA